AAAATGTTAACGCTGGCACAACTGCAATGAGCGGAGCAGTTAGATTATCTGAATATATCAAAAGTCAAGGAATTGACACGCCGATTAGTTTTATTGGCTCTCATGTTCAAGCATTGCCAACACAAACTCTAAAGAGGGAAAACAGTATTGATATTGCATTTACTAACGAGGGTGTATATGCTTTGAATAATCTTTTGTCAACTGACATTAGTAAAGAAATGTTGACTAAAGTTCGTGGTATATGCTATAGGAAAGAAGACGGCACTGTCACTATGAACCCTCCAGAAAAGCTTGTCCCACAAAGCAGGATGGATATTGATTTGCCCGGATATGCTTGGGACTTGTTACCATTTAACGAAAAACCGTTTGATTTGTACCGATGCCCAATGTGGCATGCAGAGTATGATCATACATCTAGAAGCCCCTATGCTTCTGTTTTCTCTTCTTTGGGGTGTCAATTTAAGTGTGGCTTTTGTATGATTAACATGATCAACAGGGACGATGACGATGAAATCGGCGTAGCTGGAAATTACAGTATGATGAGATACTGGTCAACTGAACATGTACTTAAACAATTTGACAAGCTAATTGAGATGGGCGTATACAATGTTAGGATTATTGATGAAATGTTTTTGCTTAACCCAAAATACTATATTCCATTGTGCGAAGGTTTAATCGAGCGTGGTTATGGTGAAAAGCTAAGAATGTGGGCATATTCTAGAATTGATACAATCCGTCGTCCGGGGATTCTAAAGCTTGTTAGAGATGCAGGTATTCGTTGGCTTGGCTTAGGTATTGAAAGCGGAGACAGGAATGTTAGACTAGAAGTATCTAAAGGTAAATTCCAAGACGTTGACATTCACGATGTTGTTCGACAAGTAGAGGAAGCTGACATTAATGTAGGCGGCAATTTTATCTTTGGTCTTCCGGGAGACACTATGGAGAGCATGAAAAAGACTTTGGATTTGGCAATTGATTTAGCACCAGCTATGGCGAATTTCTATGCTTCAATGCCACTTCCCGGAAGCCAATTGTACAAGGACAGTATCAAGAATGGAATAGAAATGCCTGAAAGCTACGAAGCTTACTCGTGGCATTCTTACGAAACATTTCCTGCAAGCAACGAAAACTTAAGTAACGTTGAGATTCTAAGATTTAGAGATAATGCTTACAATGAATATCATACTTCTCCTAAGTTCTTATCAAAGATACAAAAGAAATATGGAGATGTAGCAGTACAAAACATTGTCGATAATACTAAAATTAAACTTAAAAGAAGAATTCTGGGTGATTAATGAGTTTACACAAATTTCCTTTAATTAATGATAATATTACACAGTCAGACAAAAAGGTCATTGCCGATTTTGTTTTAAATACTAATCGCTTTACAAATGGTCCAAAAGTAAAAGAGTTTGAACAAGCTTGGTCTGATTGGCTGGGTGTAAAGTACAGCGTCATGGTTGGATCTGGTGCAGCATCAAACTACATTACGACTTCGATTGTACGAGAACTAAAAGGTCAGAAAGGAGAAATCATTGTACCACCAATTGGATGGGTGTCTGATATTTCTTCAGTTATCAATACAGGTTTTTTGCCAGTATTTGTCGATGTTGATTTGCGATCAATGGCTATCACAGCAGAGAACATAGAAAAGGCTATCAATGAAAAGACAAAAGCAATTGTTCTTGTTCACGCTTTGGGATTCAATGGCATCAACGATCAATTAATTGACTTGGCTCGCAAGCACGATCTACTTTTAATTGAAGATTGTTGTGAATCACATGGAGCTACATATAAAGACCAAAAGATTGGATCTTATGGAGATATGTCTTGTTTTTCGTTTTACTTTGGTCATCACATGACAACCATCGAAGGTGGCATGCTTTGTACAAATAATAAAGAAATATACGAACTTGCTTGTATGTTTAGATCCCACGGAATGACTAGAGAAGCATCACAAGAGACGCATGATAAATATGCAAAACCGGACGTTAACCCTCTTTTTACTTTTGCTGTCCCCGGATACAACATGCGATCTGGAGAAATTAATGCTGTCTTAGGGTTGGAGCAGCTTAAGAGATTAGATTACAATATCGAAAAAAGACAAGAAAACCTAAATACATGGTTAGCGCATCTAGATGATTCATTATATTATACTGGTTATAATGTTGAGGGTAGTAGCAACTATGCATTGCCTCTGATATTAAATGAAGAAAATAATAAAATGCAACAGGTTTGCGAAGTCTTAGAGCAAGAGAGTGTAGAATACAGGATCGGAACAGCAGGCGGTGGAAACCAAGCTAGGCAACCATATTTGGAAAGGTATGGATATAAAGTTGTAGGATCCCTAAAAGTATCTGACTACATTCACGATTTTGGACTCTATATTGGAAACCATCCAGATTTAAGCAAAGAAGATATAGTTTACTTGTGCAATAAATTAAATTCTATTAAGTGAGACAAATGAAGAAAGCAGTTATTACAGGAATTACAGGCATGGTTGGTTCTCATTTGGCAGATTATCTGCTTGAGAATACTGACTGGGAAGTTTATGGATTAGTGCGTTGGAATGATAAGATGGACAACATCGAGCATCTTATGCCACTAATCAACAACAAAGAAAGGATACATCTTTTAAATGCCGATATTAATGATTTGGCTTCTTTGTTAACATGCTTTGAAGAATCAAAGCCTGATTATGTATTTCACTTGGCAGCACAAAGTTACCCAAAAACAAGCTTTTCTGCCCCCCTAGAAACACTAGAAACAAATGTGCTTGGTACTGCAAAGGTGTTAGAAGCTATCAGGGTTCTTGGACAAAATCCTGTGATCCATGTTTGTGCATCTTCAGAAGTGTTTGGTAGAGTCCCAAAAGAGTTTTTACCAATTCATGAAGACATAACGTTCCATCCAGCTTCCCCGTATGCAATTTCAAAAGTTGGTACAGATTTGGTCGGAAGATTCTATGGAGAAGCATACGGTATGACAGTGATGACAACCAGAATGTTTACTCATACAGGACCAAGAAGGGGAGATGTTTTTGCGGAGTCAACATTCGCAAAACAAATTGCAATGATTGAAGAGGGACTGATTCCTCCCGTTATTAAAGTAGGTAATTTAGATTCACTTAGAACTTGGTCTGATGTTAGAGATGCAGTACGAGCTTATTATTTATTGGTCACAGAGAATCCACAAGCTGGAGAGTATTATAACATTGGGGGATCTTATACCTGCACTGTTCGAGAAATGCTAGAACATCTCATTTCATTATCTACTATAAAAGACATCAAGATAGAGGTTGACCCTGACCGTCTCCGCCCAATTGATGCAGACCTTCAGGTTCCCGATACATCAAAATTTAAAAAGCATACCGGATGGGAACCACAAATTTCTTTTGACAAAACAATGAAAGATCTGTTAGAATACTGGAGACAACAAGTAAAAACCGGCAGAAGGTTCTTAACTCGATGAAAATATTAGTTTTTGGTGAAAGCTGCAAAGATGTGTTTCATTACGGAGATTGCAGCCGTTTATGTCCAGACGCCCCCGTACCTGTGTTTAGGTTGATTAACACTGTTGAGACTTGGGGGATGGCAAAAAATGTTGAAAGGAATCTTGTGTCTTTAGGGGCAAAGGTTGATTTAATTACTAACCAAAACAAGGATACGATAACAAAAACAAGATACATGGACAATAGAACCAATCACATGTTTTTGCGTGTCGATGAGAATGACAATTCTTATGGAAATTTATCTCTTAAACAACTAGAGGAAATAGACTTCAAACATTATGATGCTGTAGTTGTATCAGACTACAATAAGGGGTTTATGTCGGAAGAGGTTTTAAAGGTTATTTCTCAAATGCACTGCACAACCTTTATTGATACAAAAAGGCTTTTGTCTGATTGGGCAGAGGGGTTTAGTTTCATAAAACTCAATCACAAAGAATATGAAAACAACAGAGAAAATTTTACAGACACTTTAAAGAAAAAGGTAATTCTTACCAAGGGTCAGTATGGTTCCGAATTTCAAAATAATATCTATTCAGTTCCAACCGTAGAAGTTAAGGATACATCGGGTGCAGGAGATACATTTGTTTCTGGTTTGTGCTATGAGTATGTTAGGACCAAGGACATAGTTGATGCGATTAAATTTGCTAATCAATGTGCGACAAAGGTTGTACAAAAAAGAGGTGTGAGTGTCGTATGAAAAAGATTTTTACAAATGGATGTTTTGATGTTTTACATCGAGGACATTTTGAGTTGTTAAAATATTGTAAGTCTTTGGGATATGTAATTGTTGGTCTCAATAGCGACTCAAGCGTTAAACAATTAAAGGGTTCTTCAAGACCAATTTTTCCACAAAAAGATAGAGAATTTATGCTCCTTTCTTGTAAATATGTTGATGAAGTACATGTTTTTGATGAAGATACGCCTCTTGACTTAATAAAACACATAGAACCTGATATAGTAGTTAAGGGTGGGGATTATACAGTCGATACTGTTGTTGGAAATACTTTATGTGAAGTTAAAATTTTTAACTACATTGACGGTTATTCAACAACGAAGGTGTTGGAAAAATTATGAAATATGTTTTTGATATTGATGGTACAATTTGTGATAAAAAAATAAATGATGATTATGACAAATGTTTCCCCTATTTGGGTAGAATAGAACTTATCAACAAGCTTTATGACGAAGGAAATGTTATTGTTTTTCACACTGCCAGAGGAATGGGAAGGCACAACAACAATCCTCAATTAGCGATTCAAGATTTTTATACTTTGACAGAGGAGCAACTAAAAGAGTGGGGTGTTAAATACCATCAGTTAATTTTAGGTAAGCCAAGCGGCGACATTTATATAGATGATAAGGGGATTAAAGATGGAGACTTCTTTGCCAATGAAATTTGTTCCTAAAGGTTGGGGATTTGAAAAATGGATTGTTAACAATGAGGAGTATTGCGGAAAACTGCTTTACTTTGTAAAAGGAAAGCGATGTTCTTGGCACTATCATAAGCTTAAAGATGAAGTATTTTATATCCAGTCAGGCAAGATGTTGGTTAAGTACTCTGACGGAGACAATATTGATAAAGCAAAAGAATTGATTCTAGAGCGAGGAGACAATTTCCATGTATACAGGGGTCTCCGCCATCAAATGCTAGCTCTAGAAGATACAGAATTGTTTGAGTTTTCAACACAACACTTTGACAGCGATAGTCATAGAATTGAAAAAGGTGACTAAGTGAAACTAGTTGTTATTACAGGTTGTCTGGGCTTTATCGGCTCACACGTTACTAAAAAATGCCTTGATTTGGGCTGGAAAGTGCTTGGTATCGACAACTTTACTTATGCTGCTAATGAAGATTTGGTTGGTTATTTCTTTGAAAAGTGGGGAGATAACTTCGATTTTATCCGCAGTGATATTGCAGACCTTAAATATTTACCAGATTGCGACTATGTAATCAATATAGCAGCCGAAACACACGTTGGAAACAGCATTATTGATAGCAAAGACTTCTTAAAATCAAACATAAATGGGGTCCAAAATCTCCTTGATTTGATCAAAGCAAAGCCAAATAACGTGGATAGTCGCCCGATTTTGTTCCATTTTAGCACAGATGAGGTCTATGGAGACATTGTAGAAGGCGAACACTATGAAACAGACCACCTAAATCCAAGTAATCCTTATTCAGCATCCAAAGCAGCGGCAGATATGTTGATTACTGCTTGGGCAAGAACCTATGGAATAGAATATATTATCTTTCGTCCAACAAATAACTATGGAGAATATCAATATCCAGAGAAACTTATCCCATTATCAGTTAAACTTTTACAGCGAGATAAAAAGATTAGACTTCACGACGAAGGAAAGCCGGTTCGTAACTGGTTACACGCTGAAGACACGGCAAATGCGGTCATAAGTATCATAAATAATGGGAAAACAAACGAGATTTACAACGTTGCTGGTGGTTTCGAGCAAGAAAACAGGGAAACAGTAAAGAAAATTATCGAATGTTTCCACGGCAAAGAAGCAAACTGGCTTGATTATGTTGACTTAGGGCACAAAAGAGAAGGTCAGGACGTTAGATACGCACTTAATGACGACAAATTACGTTCTTTGGGGTGGAAACCGCAAAAAACATTTAACGAAGAGATACCAAAACTGGTAGAATTCTATAAAAATAACTTTAGATGGTAGGAGAATACTATGAAACTTTCAGATCAAGCAGTCGGAGCCGTTATGATGGCTCTTCAAAAGAGCCTTTTGGAGCAATCAGACATTGTTCCTGTTATTAAAGGGTTCGAGTTTGTTCCAGCAGCAGACAAAGAAGGGGACGAAGCACAACTCTTTGTAAAAAACCCTCCTCTTGTTAAACTTGGAAACGAAGATACAGTACAAGAGGGTGAATAATGCCCAGTTATGTGTATGAATGCTCGAAATGTAGCGACGTTACAGAAGTTTTTCACTCTATGAGCGAAGACAGAACTGACTGTGAGGCTTGTGGAGAGCAGAATACACTAAACAAAATACCAGAAGTGCCGATTTACTTAAAATCAAACACTGCTGGTAAGGTTGTTAAGCAACACATTGAAGACGCCAAACAACAAGTTCGTGAAGACAAAGAACAAATGAAAAAGGATTACACAGGTTGACTTTACTTATTTTCTTTTTAATAGTTTCCGTCGCTTTAAACGGACTTTTGCTTTGGTACATTAGAAAAATGCTATCCAAACTACTTTATGTTTCAGATAGCATCGGATCTTTATTGGTAACGGCAAAGAACTTTTCTAATCACTTAGACGGGTTACACGCTATGGAAATGTATTATGGAGATGAAACTCTTGGGTCTTTGATTAAGCACTCAAAGCAAGTTATAGAAGACATAAAAGAGTTTGAAGATATCTATGAGCTAACCAATGAAGGGCTATTAGAAGATGAAGAACAAGAATAATGGCGAAACCAAAAAAGAAAAATCTATACTTTACCCAAGAGCACGAAGATGCAATCGTCAACTATGCTAATACTACTGATATCAAAATAAGAACAGAACTTTATGTAGAGTTTATCGAGCCAGCCTTCAATGAAATGGTCGATAAGATTATCTATACTTACAAGTTTACAAACCTTCCAAATATCGACGTTCTCAAAGACGAATGCAAAATCTGGCTTACAACAATCTTGGATAAGTATGATCCAGAGAAAGGATCCAAAGCCTTTTCTTACTTCTCAGTCATTACAAAGAACTGGTTTATTCACAAGGTAAAGAAAACAACCTTGGAGAATAAAAGAGAAGTTCAACTAGATCAAATCCCAAAAAACGTAGAGATTAGACAGTTCACTGTTGTAAACGAATATGAATCAAAAAGATTAGAAAAAGAATTCTGGATGAACTTTTGGGAAGAAGTAAACTCTTGGGAAACAACCAATATGAAGCCCAACGAAGAGAAAGTCTATGAAGCAATCAGGCTAATCTTTTCCAATCCAGATCGTATAGATATTTACAACAAAAAAGCAATCTATTTTTACATCAGAGAAATCACAGGTCTCAATACAAAACAAGTCGTTAACAACTTAAATAAAATGAGAGTAAAATACAAAGTATTTAAAAGAAGATGGGATCGTGGCGATTTATAATACTTTTTTTGTCTTCAACTATTTATTTTTGCTATGAAAGACTTGGAAACATATATTGACGAAGCAATCAAAAACATAAGAAGCGACAGGGCTATTACCACAACTCTGCTAATGGAGTTGATGGAATATATGAAGAAAGACGACGAACGCAAAGAAAAGGTCGGTGTTGTCGCTGCTAAATATGTAGAAACTTTACAGAGATCAAACGAACAACTTGTTAAAGTCAGTGCTCTTATTCAAAAGAAAACTGAAGGACAAGAGGGTCTAACCGATGAAGATAAGAGTGAATTATTTGATCTTATAAAGGAAACTAGCAATGGCTAAACCCGGAGATTCAAATTGGGCTATATTGAATGTTGGCGCAGGGGTTTTAAATCCAATTGGAAGCCCTCTTACTGGAAAAGTTTATAATCCTAATGATGCCGGTTTTTTTGCTATGGCAAGACAAACCACAATTGAAAACTTTTCTCCAAAAGGTCTTGATGGTCAAGGTCCTATGATTGGCATAGTTCTAAGAGTAGATGGCAAAATGAATATTGAAGGACCAGATAATCCAACATCTTGGCCTAATAGATATGCTCAATTAGTTGATCAAAGAAGTGGTATAGCCCTACACCAAATAAAAATAAGAGTACCAGAACTACACGCACACTTACCAGTGCCAAAAGATTTACCAGATAAAGAAACTAAAAGTGCAGATCACAGTATCATAAATTTGTACCCTACATTCATTGGGCAGTTTGATACGATTGATGATGGTAGAGAACCAAATCCGGGTTCTTTAGTGTGGGTAGATTTTCAAAATAGAGAAACCTTACAAGGACCAATTTATCTTGGAGCGGTTGAGGCTAATAAAACATATATGCCAAATGTACAAGATACATCTGCTACAAATTGGGATGCTATATGTAATAGCCCGGAAGTGTTAGGAACTGCCACGGGTGGAGGAACCGGCGGTACCGGAGGAACTGGCGGTACCGGAGGTGGAGGACCTGCTCTTAACGCCGCTGGTATACCAATTGTTGCTGGTGGTGGTCCTCTTGGTACAGGTGGTCCTCTTGGTGGTATACCTACCACTCCAACAGAGCTTCTAAAAGCGGCAACAAAACTTTTAAATAGCAAAGCTATTAAAATATATTGTGATAATTTAAGAAAACAAATGATCGAGGAAGTCAAAAGTATTAATGACATGGGGCTTGATATACCATTTCCTTCAGGATATAACACATGCACTGAAAGTGAAGCTAGAGCATTAATAATGGAACATTTTTCTCCCGGAGGAGCAAAGTTCAATAGCAAAGATGGCATGTTGGCTGGCACGGGAAATGGGGGGCTACAAGAAGACTTCTGGAATACAAATTCTACAAGGGTGGAGAGGGGACAAAATGCTATCAAAGTTTTTGATATGTTTGTAAGAAACGGATACACTCCTCAAGCGGCATTAGCAGTTTTGTCTCATGTTGTCGATGAGTCTGTTTATGATTCTAGGGTTGCCGGAGGGCTTCCAAACAAATCAAAACCAAAAGAAGATAATGGTTATTGGCCGGATAAAGGATTTTATCAAATTAATATTAAAGGTTCCACAGGGCAGAGTCGTAACCTAACAGAAGCAGACTGCATTGATCAAGTCACAGGAAAAAATTATTTTGATCAAATTGGTGGTGGTAAAACAGCAGCAATTGCTCCGGAGAAATATGCCAATACTGAAAATCCAGAAAGACCAAGAAAATTAATTAAAGATGTCAAAAATAGCAGGGGAGCAATAACAGAAAAGCAGTGGGAAGATGGCAATTATTTTGATGCAGGAGATATAGAAGTTTCCACCATGTTTATGATTGCAAGACTAAGAAATGCTGAAGGAAAAACTGAACCCGGTAAATTAGGTCCCGGACGAATGGGGGGATTAAGCAGACTAATGAAAAATCCTCAAGCCACAGGAGCACAAATCTATGCTCTTATGAGAAACTCAACTTTTGCTGCCGGGACAGGTCGAGGAAAAGAACAAAAGTCCACAAGAAAAAGAATGCAACACGCTGCAAAAAAAATGGGTAAATGTTACACAGGGGAAGGGTATGTAACAAACTTCCAAGGATACCAGACGTAGATAAATTAGTATACGAATATAAGGAGTGATTATGTCGGCATCAGATAATTTTATATCAATAGACAATAAAGAACTAGAAATATTAGATGAACAAACAAGGGTAATGTTGGAAACAATCCCAGAAGATATTTATATAAAACAGAAAGGCTATGGTCATCGTAGAAAAATAGAAAAAGTTCCAGTTTATAATCAGCAAAAAAATGAAAAAGTTCTTCAAGGTCCGGGTTCTAATTCGTGGATTGTCTTTGGAAAAGACAAACCAGCATCTGCCGCATCTGGATATGGCTCCGTTGGAGCAACACAAGCTTCTGCAATTGATATTTGTGTTGGCAGAGTTGGAGACTGGAAAACAATAACTCAAACAAAAATGGTAAAAGGTGTTGAAAAAAAGACAACCAAGAGAGAGTTAGTGGCGGAGAATGACTTTGTTAGAGATGCCGCCAGAATATATATATCAGAAAGAACGGACATTGATGATTATTTTGGAATTCAAGCAGGAAAAGCCGGAGGATTAAATGGTTTATCTGGAATAGTTGTAAAAGCAGATAATGTTAGGCTTGTAGCTAGAGAAGGCATAAAATTGGTAACTAGAACAGATGAAAAAAACTCTAAAGGTGCAAATACGGATGTTATCATGGGTGTCGATATAATTGCTGGAAATGATGCTAGCGGATTACAACCTATGGTAAAAGGTGAAAATTTAAGAGATTTACTTAGGTATATGGTTGAAGATATAAGAAACATTACCTCTATGTTACATTCTATAACACTAGCACAAGCATCGCTTGAAACTATGTTAACAGCACATTCCCACCCATCCACGGGTGGGGTAGCTTTTCCGTCTATAGAGTTGGGTGTATATTGTAGCGTTAGTCAAATAAGAAGGTTGGTTTTTGATGTCCCAGCACAAATTAAAAAGACTTTTGAAAATGTTCTCGAAGAGATAGAATATTTAAAGCCTTATGGTACTAAGTATATAAATAGTATGTCAAATCATGTAAACTAGGATTGTTATGTCAGATACAGAGTTTTATTTTAAGCGAAATCCCCCTAATAAACCAGTAACCGTTAGGTCAACGGTTGTTATTAGATTGCCTCTATTTAATGAGAGTCCGTTTGGACCTGATAATAACAATTATCCATCATTTCAATCGTTGATGCATAATGGTACGCCTGAATCTTTTGCAACGCTTCTGACTGACGGTGCTTTGAATAAGGCAATTAAGAATGCCTTGTTGTATAATTATTTTGGATATCCAGTAACCAACATCAAATACGAAAAAAGCCAAAAAGATTATAAAGAAGGATCTTTACAATTTTCTAGCCAAAACAATAATCATCTTAAATTTACTCAATTTGAAGTTAAAGACGGTCAATATGGTAAGTGGATAGACACTCTCCAAACCGTCCAAGGCATACTTTATCGTGGATATGTATCAACAAAAGGGTTTTATCAATATGGCTTGCTGAAACCATTACCAGATTTTAAAGATACAGAACTTGATCTTTATAATTATTTTGATCAAAGTGGTGATCAACAAACTTTTTCTTTCAAAGAAATACAAGAAAATTCTGGATTAGAAGTTGATTTTATAAAAGACATATATATGTGTTTGCATGGTTCCAGTGATGGGGTGAACACCCCTCAATCTGTTGGCGGTTTTAATTCCTTTGTTGAGCCAATCGGTGTCTCTCCAAGAGGCTCTTTGTTTTACGCTGGAACAGGAGATCCAACTGGACCAGACGTTGAAAAAATTGCAAAGTTTGGGTTGTATGAGAAAAGTTCTGGTGGAAAAAGCTTTGTAGAATACGAAGCTGGAGGAGAAATATCCGATTTTATAAATGATTTTGATTATTTATCAGCCATGGCTTCATGGAATAGCCCTTACAATCCTTCTGATAAAACATATGCTAGAGCATGGCTACCAACTGGACCAATCGAAGGGTACTTAACATACATTACTTTGCAGCCTTCAAACCCACTTATAAATTACAATCCAAATGAAGGATTTATAGATCTTGCTGCCGGTGTTGATGATGGAGAGGTTATTGGTGATGAATCAATTGGGCTGTACGAGGCATCACAAATATCAGTTTCGGACTTTGCACAGGGCTTAGACTTAACTTGGAAAGCACCATATAATCAGCTAGATTCCCTCGCTTTTTTACTGGGAGAATATCAAAAAACGGATTGGTTTGTTGCATTTCCCGGATACGGTAATAATGGTGCTTCACTTGAAAATAATTATTCAGTAGAGTTTGGAAAATATAATATTGCATCGATGTATAAATTATCTCCACAAATAGAAGATTTGTTAAAAGTTGACAACTTAGACATCAATCCTCTTGGTGGATTGCAATATTATCTAGATGATCCCGCTAGAACATTAAACGCAATATATCCCAGAATATTCAAATATGTTAATGATATTGTACCAACTGCCCCATTACCATCTGTATTGCAGGAAGGATCAGTAAAAAATGTTAATATAATTGACCCCAGTAAAATCGGTGGACAACAAATAAAATTCTCAGATATTTTACCAAAATTTAGAATAAGCGCAGATGATTATTCAAAAAAGTTATACTATAATATACCAGAAAAAACATCTATAGGCTACACTCATGTTATCGGCGATTATAAGATATCTGGTCAAGAACTGATAGAAACTATAGGCGAAGATAATAGCATTGACCCAGCAGTTTTGGAGGCTAAAAATAAATTTGTTATTGTTACAAAGACAAAAGAGCAGAGAGATTTTTTATTAGCTTCAAAAGATGAGTTTGGTAAAGCAGATATAACATATTCTAGTGATCCTAATTTTTTATTTAGATCACTACCCTCTCCTTTAAGTGAAGATTTTAGGAAATCACTTATTCAAATAATGGATTCCGGAGCCAACGGTTCCGGTTACCCAGAGGGAGAATTAGACGAGTTACAAAAAGTATATAAATTTTCTGATTATTTATGTGCGGCACTTTATTTTAGACTACCGCCTCATTACTCAAACGCAAATAAAGACGAAGGAGTTGGTTCACAACTTATTAAACATCAGCCAGCTACATTAAAGCAAAGGGCAAAAGTTCACCCCAACATTTGGAATGCTGAACCTAAGCTTAGATTTCTAGAAGGAGTGCAGGCTGATATAGAAGGCATATATGGCGGTCCTATAGAGGCTGGACAAATGCCATACATTATGTTTTTAGGATCCTATATAAATTCAACATTTGAGAATACAAATATCACCAATACCGCAGAAACTTTTGAATATACTACTGGTAATGGGTGGAATGAAAGCACTGTTAATGTACCTTATATAGAAATAGAAACTAATACAGCATCTAATTTTGCTTTTCCTGTTTGGAGTTATGATTATAAAGCTTTATACGAGGTAGGCTGGAAAGACCTGTCTGACTACGATGAATCCAAAAATCCAGAATTGTCTCAAGTATTCGCATCAAATCCATCAGTGAAATACATAAAAGACAAAGGGATCCCTGATTGGGTTAGGGGTTTAAGAATATATCCCACACTTGATAATGATACAGTCCTCACAAGACCAGATAAAAATTCTATTACAGGCACCAGCGATGCTGACTATATTTTAACAGATGAAGATATTGATGAGGCTGTAAATGGTGCCACTTCAACAGGCGATTCAATTGTAACAGGATATAAAAACGCAAACACATCATTAGCTAACATAGCGGAAGTTAGTATTGTCAAAAAAATGATGCCAGCAGTGACTTTGGTTATGGAGCCAAATATTGATGCGGTTTCTCCCGGAAATACTCCATTTAGTATAGAAACATTTGATTCCGAAATTGAAAACTTGTCCTCTAATAACAAAGCGTATGTTGACATTCGCTATGCTGTAGAAATAGATATTGATGAAAAAGACTTGATTTTGGATATGGTTGGTCAAGGTGTATTTGCTTTAGCGGGAGAAGTAGGAGATTATGAAAAGCTTGGCTTTGATATTGAAAAATTGCTTTTTAAATCTAATGGAAATGTAACATCCCCTAGTTTAATAGACGCTTATGGAGCTTCTGGATTTACCTTTGAGGGTGTTTATGGATATGATTTTGGTTCATTTGAAGATTATCTTGGAATAGATGCTGAGTTTTGCCCGACTTTTCCACCCAGTGAAGCAGAACAAAAGGCAATTCAAGTTTTAGAAAATAGCACTGATGAATATGCCTGCACAAGTTATATTTGTTTGGAGGGAGAAAATGTGGTCTCTGTTCAATTAAAACAGGGTCCCGGAAAAGACGCAGAAAATTTAGGATACTTAAAAAACAACACAGTTGTAAAAGTGTTGAAAGAGTGGGTAAATGGAAAGGGAGAATTTAATAAAATATTAATAGTTGATGAAACTAGTACTTTGAATGGTCAAGAAGGATACATACATCCAAAATATTTGAGACCAATATATCCAACATTAAGTGTGGATAAGAAAATATTTTTTAATCAAATTTTCGATAATACAGACCCAACTAAAAAGTTAACTCTTGCAAATACAAATGTTGTTGCTATGGGAGTATTTGCAGAGACACTAATACCTGACTGGTGGAATGATACCAAGATGCTAGAGGGTCAACCATATGAATACAGGCAAGAGGGAGAATATTGGTGTACTGTTGAATTAGATTATGACTGTATTGTAGACGAGGCAGATCTTAAGACAAAAATCTATGAAGCAAAAATAAAAGGAGTGAAACAGTTATTAGGGTTCTATGGAAAACAATACACTGAAGAAGACGTAGAAAAGTTAATTAATACTTATTTGGCTGTTAGGGTTGATTATAATTTAGAAGGCACAGAAATGGAGAATGGCTTTCACATTAGTGATAGACCCGGAGACCCATTAATGTTTTTGGTCAAGGCAGGTGGAATCTACATTAACGCTTTCCCAGATAGGCAAGATTCTTTACAGGAATACAAAAAGAATTCTAATAAAATAATATCATTAAATACTAAATGGTACCAAACACACTTGCAACAATCAATATATGCTTTAAATAGCTTATATTATGTAATTCTATCATCTGACTATAGAGTACCTACTTTTAATTTCAAAAAGGAAGCAGATAGAATTTCCTATATTGTTCCTTACTTAAAGAGAATTCTTCTTGCAAATGGATATGAAACGGATTCACAGGAAGAAAACATAATAAATATTGGCTTTGACAGCCAGTATAGAGTAACTTTTTTCTCATACAAAGAAAAAGATAAAGAAGAAAAACTGCTTCGCATAGGATTTGATTATTTTTCATCTCAAGCACCATTTGTTTTTAAAAACACTATGGCTTTGCTTTATAGACATAGGCAAATAAAAGATCCAACTTTGAGAACAAGTTGGAAGAAATTGTTTAATCAATGGCTACCAGACCCAAAACCAAAGATTGTTCCAAAATCAGAAGGTGGCGGAGGATACCCATCAGATTCCAGATGTAGTCCAAGTTTAAATTGGAACCCACCACCGCTCAGTCAAATATGGGAACAAGTCGCTGCTCGACTAGATGAAATTTTAGATCTAGATCCAAGATATGATCTAGGGTCTTTTAGGTTTAATTTGTTAGAGTATTTCCCACCATGCCCTAAGCCCCCTGCCGGTCGTGGCTTGACAGTGATGAGGTTACTATCAGAAATCGAAGGGGAAACTAAAGTTTTTGATAATTTAGATATATTAAATAGCGTCCAAGCTGAAGTTGATAGAATAGGACAATATGTCGGAGATTTTATGTCCTCTCAGCAAGCAATGGATGAAATAAGGTCTAAAATATTTACTTTAGATGATTTGTATACATTTTTATTAAATTATATCTCACCAGAACTTTTGTACAGCAAAATATGTAAATGTTTCCTTGATTTACTTGACATTGATTCTATTGGGGTCCCAAATCTCGAAATTAATGCAACAGGTGGTTCTGGCGGATTAAATCTAAAACCCTCTAATATAGGTAAAGATCCAAAAGAATTGTATGATGTACAAGGACCAGAAGCAGAAGCTAATCTCTTTGAAGAAAGAGAACAAATTCAAGCTGAAGACTTGTTTTGCTCTTTTTGTTTCAGAGTACCCAGTGTTTTTCTTAGATTACCATCAACAGATATCTTGAGTGTTTTAATAGATGCATTTAAAAAATTGTTAGAATTTGCTCTAGCACAAATTTTGCTGCAACTAATAGCCTCCTTGCTGGACATTCTTCTTACTTGCCCTGATTTGGAATGCGCCCCCGGAGCAAGTAAGGTCAGGGATTATGGGTCACAAGACATAGGAAATCTTTTTGATAATAATACGCCAGATAATCTACCAGATTTTTTAACAAATTGTGGTTTGCTGATAGACGGTACAAATATCACAGAAGAAGATGCAACAAATATGCTCAAAGAAGTTTCTGATAAATTAACAACGTCAGAAGTTTTAGGCTTAATAAGTGGAACACCTACTTCAAAATCTTTAAAAGTTGTTAAAAGAGTTGTGTCAAATTATCCAAACATTAATGACATTTTTACAGACATCGGAGTTATAGAAAACTTTTTTGCATGCGCTGGAGATAAATTAGAACCAACTGTTTTTGATGATTTGGAAAACGACAATCTTGAAAATGTTGCAGACCCACAAATATGTTTTGATTTTAATGAGTTGTCTAGGAACAATATCTTGGATAAATGTGGTAGTTTACCAAACCAACTAATAAACATTATTAAAGACAGAAATTTAAATCACGACATTCAAAAATATAAAGAAATCGCAAAATTTATTAGAGATAATGACAATCTATCATCGCAAATGCCATCTTTGTTTGAAGACGGAAAAGGAACACAAGGGCTACTTTCTTCGTTAAGTACCCCAACAGTTGATAAAATAATTGAAGAAACTATTGATACAATCTCTATCCCAATTGCAACCGAACTAACAAAGGAAAGTGTAAATTTAACCAGACCAGAAGGACAGGTGCTTGTCAAACAAAATGCAAGATTAAATATACTTTACGAGAAAGGAATATCGGATTTTATTGCAACTGCACCATTTAGAGAAAATGGTGCAGACAATTTTACAGGCTTATATGAAAAGTTAGAAGAGCCAATTGTTAACCCTGATACTAAAAAAGAGGAATATCAAAAGCAGCTACAAAACATTAAAGATATAATGTCAAATATATACAACCATATATATTTTGACCCAAATAATTTTAGAGTGAGTATATCTGTTGGCGAACAATCAGAACCCTCGTCAACAGCCATGATAAAGTTTAATCCACCAGCAGAAGACCAAACTACTGGGGAACCAGTATACACAAACAACTACCAAGTCTATGTTTATAATAATGTACCATTTTATTCAACTCCGATAGAGCTTAGTATAAACGGCGGAGCAAATACAATACCAGAAGAAATTAATAATTATATTCAAAATTTTGAGCTAAAAAATACAGACATCCCAGAGCAAGCACAGGTGTTTGGAAATATAATTACTAATGGCATTAAAAAAATTATAGAAGAAGCAAACTTAGAAGAATCGGAAGTGAGTGAGCAATTAGAAAACTTAAAATCAATATTTGAAACAGATTTATATATTAACTCTTTGGGTTCAATTATCGGAGGGATTACCGATGTTGTTTCAACTGGAAATATAATGAGCGAATATACGCTTGATCGCCAAAATGAAGCGTTATCTTCTCCGGTTTTTGCAGGACTGGTCCTAGCAACAGCATACGCTTTTGCTGCTAGTCCACTTGGGCAGGCTGTTTTTGGTCCCCTTGGCGTGGCAGCAATTGCTACTATGTCAAATGAAGATATCTTTGAGAAAATGTACCCAAATTATACAAAAAAACAACTTCAGCATCTAAAATTAGCTCCAAAGGTTGTAAAAGAAAATAATGGCACTGCAAAAGTTCATGGTCTTATAGATTTTGATAAAGTAAAGGCTGCTGCAAAAGAATATTATAATTTTGCAAAACAAACAGATGAAAATTCGGAGGCATTAAACATGGGGCAACTTGCCATACTTAATGGGCTAATATCCGCAGTTTGTCAACTTTTTGCTGGAGAAATATATTCTAAAAGCGTTTTTACATTAGCTCATTATCCAAAAGAGTTGTTTGCAGAAGAATTAAACGGAAGTCTGATATCAAAATATGCTACACAATTAATGGTAAGATATTTTAATAATACTGTTGTGGAAGCAGGTGTTATAAACGAAGATTTAGACTGGGAAGAGTGGAATCAGTTTTCCGCTGCATGGCAAACTGTTATTTCTAGGTTAATATCTGAAAAATCAGAATTTACAAATTTTAATACAAATGGTGCTCTTCCCGGTCTTCCGGGAGAAAGCACATCAAAGGGAGATAATGTTGTTGGGGCTGGCGGGGTTGATGGAAAAATATATGATGTTGTAACTGGAAAAGAGGAAGTAATTAATTCTTGGATTAAAGCAACAGAATATTATGTAAAACAAAATGCGTATGACCCACTAAAGTTTGTTAAAAGTAGATTAAAAAATATAAAATATTACAATGAGTTAGCCGCAGATCCAGAGACAAATCCGTTTGATACAATAGCATACCCAAAGGTTTTAGAAGTTCACGATGGAATAACTAGTGATTTTTCTTTTACAGATGAAAGCAATTTAGATGAATTAACTGGGGAAGAAATTCAAGAAATATACGATATTTTACCAACAATTCAGCCAGATCAAATTAAAAACTATTTCAACACTAAAAGCGACAGTTCACTCTTTTCAGCAGGTGTTACAGTCACTGACCCCCTCGCTCCCATAAAAAGTCATTTTGCAAATGGAAAGTTTTTCTATCAATATTATTTTAGAATAGAAGACTGGGAATCAGAAGAGGAAGCAGCAGAAAATGATGGTATATATGTAGAAAATTTAGTTCTTAGAAAACCTAAAGGTAGTGCTGAAAGTGACTATAATCTGATGGGAGTTGTTAATAGGGACGGCTTATTAAAAATAATTAATAATATGTACCCAGCCGGAGAAAACTATGGCTTGACTGATTGGCAAACAAAAGAGCCTATAAATCGATTTTTTAAGTCTATCAAATATGGTATAAGATTTTGCTATGGATCAATTCAATCAGTTAATACAGAAATTGCTGGTCAAACAAATAAAACAAAAGAATTGAACAATAGTATTAATACTATTTTTAACACTATGCACCAAAATCAAAAATTGAAAGAGTTTTGTAAAAAAGAAAAGGTGTTTAAAATTACAGAATTAGATGTTAATTTGACAGAATACACAGAAGAAGATATTCCATACTTATTACAACAAAAAAGAATAAGTCACATTATACCGATTAATTCACAAGAAACAGCTAATATCAAAGATTTTGATGAATTTAGTTTTTCCCCTGCTGCTTTTTTTGAGGAAGATGGTGCTGGCGAAGCTTTAATTATAGATTGGTCGCAAAACAGAAAACAATTAACTACTATTCTTTTTTCAAAAATTAATGGCACAGAAGAAAATTCACAAAATTTGGAATTTAAAACTATGTTCTTCTATTGTCTTCCGGTGCCACTACTTATTAGCTTGTTCTTAACGTTTAATGCTTCAATTGTATCAACTGATAGAAATGTTGAACAAGCGTTTTCCAGCACAAAGGAAGTAATAAAAGATATTTTTATGTCTATTTATAACACTAGGGGTCGTGAATATTGGAAACAAACGCCAAAATCAATTGCCAAAAAAGGTGGACCAATTGGCATGGCCGTATCATCAATTCCTGATAAAAATGATTTATAATACGACACTAAAAGGAGGTACTAAAAATGGCTAGTCTTTCACCAGCACTGCCTTTAACTCTGGATAAAAAAGACGGATATAAGATGAATAAAAACATCAAAGATGTTATCAAGCAAAATTTTAAAATGTTAGTTCTAACTTCTCCCGGAGAAAGAATAATGCTTCCAAATTTTGGTGTTGGTTTAAGAAGGTTCTTGTTTGAGCCAATGACAACAATTCAATTTGGAAAAATAGAATCTAGAATTCAAAACCAAATAGAACAATATATGCCTTTTTTAAGCTTAATTGAGGTAAAATTTCTAACTCAAGAGCAGGACCCATCTGTATTGTTAAATGAGGTATCTGTTTCTGTTAGATATGCAATTCCATCTATTAATACAATAGATGAAATAAACTTAAGATTATATAATAAAGAATTTTAGTTTAGATTGGTCAGCTAAAATAAGTTTTTAACTATTTATTACATATATTTCTGTTAAATTAAGAGAACTGAAAAATGCCGATAAAAAAAAATAAAAAGATAATTCCAATTGATTACACTAGTAGAGATTTTGACTCGATCAAAACAGAACTTTTAAATTATACAAAAAGATATTATCCTGATTCGTTTCAAGATTTTAGTGAAGCATCTTTTGGGTCTTTAATGTTAGATACCGTAGCTTATGTTGGGGACGTTTTATCTTATTACCTTGACTATCAAGTCAACGAGTCTTTTTTAGACACAGCAACAGAATATCAAAATGTAGTCAAATTATCTAGACAATTAGGTTATAAATACAAAGGTGTTCCCATCTCAACTGGAATTGTGTCTTTTTATATTACTGTTCCTTCAAATTCCGATGGAATATCTCCAAATTTAGATTACGCCCCCATACTAGAAAGGGGAACAAAAGTAGCTACACAGGGTGGTGTAGTATTTACATTAAACGAGGATGTAGATTTTTCTGGAGATGAAGCAGAGTACATTGTTGCAAGTGTAGATTCTGTAACTGGTGTGCCCAATAGATATGCTGTAAAAGCATATGGACAAGTTATTTCTGGAGAAATTGCAGTACAAACCATACAGGTTGGAAACTATGAAAGGTTTCCAAGATTTAGA